GGTTTCAGCCAGGTCAAGTGAAGCTGAAAATTCAAATCCCCGAGACGGGAGAAGAGTTCGTCATTGAGGACTTTGCCGCTCCCGTAGTGATGGGTTTGAATCGCCACGATGACTACCATGTCTATTGCATGTCAGCTATTCATGTCGATGATGAAGCGAGATTTGAGACGTTCGAAGAGATGAGGTCAAGCATGATGCTGGACGTCAAAAAAGGAGATCTAGGGGACTATTGCTCAATCGTTGACGTTAGCAAGTTCATTGGTCGCTTGGATAAGGCACTCAAAGCTGAGCAGAAAGCAGGTAATGGTTATTCACGGGCCCTGGTGGAGTATTTTGATCCTGATACCTTCAACGGTTCGTTCGATGAGAATGAGGCGATATTTCGGAAAAAGAACTGTTTCAGTCACCAGAAGGAGTATCGGATCTGCGTCGATAACGGAACCTCAGGAGACGATCCAAGAGTGATAAACATGGGGGATATATCGGATATCGTTTTCAACTGCTCCAAGGCGGATTTCCACAGACACGTCATCATGTTGGAGAACGATTAATTCCCTCCGCATCGCTCTCCAGGCGGATCAAACCTTAAACCCCCCTGATATACACTCCGCCCGCGCTACCCTGCACCATGCATCCCCATGGACGCAGGCATAAACCCAACTACAGGCGACTTGACGGGCCAGCGTATCAATACGCTGGCAAACGCCGTTTACATTCGCCTTATGACACCCCTCGGCACTTGGTGGAAAGATCCCACCCTGGGCTCCCGCCTGCACGAACTTCGCCGCGAAAAAGACCGCCCTCGGGTTGGCATTCTAGCTAAGCAATACGCTGAGCAAGCGCTCCAGCCTCTGCTCGATGACGGCCGCGCCAAGAAGAACACCATCACCGCCGAGCAGCCCCACAACGGTTGGCTCGTCCTGCAAATCGACATCATCGACGCCACCGGCAATCCGCAGGTGTTTCGCCAACCTGTAAGGGTGATTTGACATGGCCTTTTCCACTCCCGCCCTTGAGAACATCCTGGCAGGCATCCTGCGGGACATTAAAGCGCTTAACGACGAAGCCGATATCGGCAGCGACAGCGACCACTACATCCGGTCAGCGGCCGTCGCTGCCGCCATCGAAGGTCTCTATCAGAAACTGGCCTGGCTCTACCGGCAGATCTTCCCGGACACCGCCGACGAAGAAGAACTGGTGCATGCCGCCGCGATCCGAGGTGTACCACGTAAAGACCCCGTTGCCGCCACCGGTATCGTGGGCTTGAAAGGCGTTGTGGACGTTGAGCTGCTGCAAGGATCGACCTTGACCCACGTCACGACCGGCGAAAAGTTCGACGCCCTAGTTAGCGCGACACTTGGCACTGACGGAACCGCTACAGTCCAAGCCAGGGCGCAAACACTGGGCACGTCACTCAACGGGCTGATCGGCGACCTGATTCTCACCAGCCCACCATTGGGTATGGACGCCAACGCCAGTTTCGTCGGGGCAACCACCGGGGGCGAGGATCTGGAGAAGCCAGAGTCTCTGCTCGCACGGCTGCTCGACATCATCCAGTCGCCACCTGCGGGCGGCACTATCTACGACTTCAAACGCTGGGCTAAAGAGGTGGACGGCGTGGCCGACGCTCTGGTGCTGCCCGGTCGTCGAGGCGGCGGTTCAATTGACTTGGTCATCACCGCCAGCACCGGCAATCCCTCAGCCGAGGTCATTGCTCTTTGCAGGGACCACGTGCTTAGCCTTTGTTCAGTCATTGCGGACGTGTGGGTGTATGTCCCGACCATTCGAACCGTCGACTCCGCCGCGCTGATTGAACTGGCCGACGGCTACACCTTGGCGGACGTGCAGGCAGCAGCTCAGGTCGGATACAACGCGCTGTTGGGTGCCATGAAGCCCCGAGAAACGCTTAAGCGGTCGCAGATAGAGGCCATGATCAACAACCTGGCAGGCGTCGTTGATCGATCCGTCACCACGCCAGTTGGCAATGTCAAAGCGTCTGATGATCTGCTCCTAATTGGCTGGATTCGCCCTGGCGCCATTACCCTAGGCCTACTGGAATGACTCGACTTGCCGATCAGTTGCGGTTGCTGCTGCCACCCGTCTCTTACGACGGTATGGCGCCTCTGTTGTCCGCCGCCATCGAAGCCGAGGCAAACGCTCTCACCCAGACAGATGCGCAGGCGGAAGCGGTCTACAGCACGATCTTTGCCGACTCTGGCATGGGGTTGGCTGACTGGGAACGGGTACTGGCCCTGCCTGACCCATGCCTGATCGGCGTGCGGCAATCCGTCCGCCAGCGCATCCAGGCGGTTATCAGCAAGCTACGCGCTCGTGGCGGGCAGAGCAGACCCTTTTTCATCGCTCTGGCCAAGTCCCTAGGCTACGACGTCACCATCACCACCTTTCGACCGGCCCGTGCAGGCATTGCGCGAGCGGGCGACCGGCTCTATGGCGGCGACTGGAACTTCACTTGGCGCGTCAATGCCCCCGCTGTGACCGTCACCTACGCCGTGGCGGGCTTAACCGCCGCAGGCGACCCCTTGGCGTCCTGGGGTAACAAAACACTTGAATGCCGACTCAGCCAGATGAAACCGGCCGAGTCCATTTTGCTATTTGGTTACGGAGACAACTGATGCAAAGAATCGGAGACAGCACCAGCACAGCGAACGGCGTTGGTGAATACACCTCGGGTCAGCCTGGATCGGGTGTCGATGCCACGATGATCACGGCGGGCTGGCTAAATGCCGTACAGCGAGAGTTGGTCAACGTGGTCGTAGAGGCTGGCATAACTCTCAACCCGGCTGACGATTCGCAAGTGTTCCAGGCTATCCGGGCGATTCAGGTCGCCAGCATACAAGAGGCGGTCGCTTCTCTGGTTGCCTCTTCACCAGCGGCTCTCGACACGCTTAATGAGCTGGCACAAGCGTTGGGTAATGACCCCAACTTTGCCACGACGATGACCACCGCGCTGTCCGGAAAAGCTAGCAAGGCCACCACGCTGGTCGGTTATGGGATCGCGGACGCCTTCACCAAAACTGAAACCACCAACGCGATTAACAGCGCGATCCAAATCCCTTTAGTGGAGGTCAACACATCAAAGTCCTTGGTGGCGGCCGAGTTGGGGCTTGTCCAGATTGATGCCAGCGCAGGGGCGTTGACGGTTGAGCTGCCCGACGCCAACTCGGCGCTGGGTGTTCGTGGTGTGGTGGTGCGACGGGTCGATAACACCATCAACCGGTTGGTGATCAAGGCGGCCGGTAGCAACAAAATCAAGTTCCATACCCATCTGAATGCGGCCGGCTATTCGTTCCTGGTCCTGATGGGGGCCGGGGATTATTGGCATTTGCGCAGTGATGGCAAGGGCAGCTGGATACCGATTGCGCGCTTAGACGGTACGGCACTCGGGCGGCCCGTGCTTGAAACGACGACCGTATTGAATCCGGGTGGTCACGCTCCGTTGGGCAATGCCCTCTTTATTCGTGCCGATTGGCCATGGTTGTGGGACCACGCTCAGCAGTCGGGAATGCTGACTACGGAAGCCGCTCGTGGGGGTATGGAGGGCGGTTGGACCTCGGGCGATGGTGCGACCACGTTCCGTGGTCCAGATGCGCGCGGTAAATTCTTCCGCCCCCTTGACGAGTCTGCCGGGATTGATCCGGGCCGTCCTGCGGGCAGCTATCGTCTCGATGATTTCAAGAGTCACGCCCACTATCAATCTTCCACAGGCTACGGCACGCAGGCGATGGGCGGCGGGAGCATCACCTATGCTACCCCGACTGGTGGCAGCACTGGCGCCGCTGGCGGCGCTGAGACGGTCCCGAAAAACATTGCCTATCCGGGCCGAATTAAAGTGATCTGAGGTGCTAATGAATATCTATGTGTTCGACCCGCTCGGCATCCTGACCGGGCCGTTTGAGTTGTCAGCGTTTCCGGAGGTCCCGGGGTTTGGCCAATATCTGCCGGGCAATACCATCGAGCTGGAAAATCCTTTGGCCCAACCCGAGGCTGGCCA